AAAATCCGTACCCGAACGGCCAGGCCTAAACCGAATACAAGGACTGCCCGGTCCTTGTTGAGCGTCGTGACTACCTGAGTCGCGGCGCTTTTTTTTGCTTGATCCATAAATAACACTATAATCAGCGTTAATGGCAAAACGTAAAATCAAACCCAAGAAGCCAGCACCCAGGCGAGAACTAACGTTAAAACAGCGTGCTTTCTGTACCTGGTACGTTTCTGCAGAGTGCGCCGGTAATGCAACAGAATCAGCACGACGAGCACAATACAAAGGATCTGATACAACGCTGACCAGCGTTGGCGCCGAGAACCTAAGAAAACCTTATATTCGAAAGGAGATCGACAAGCTGGAGGCGGAGGCATTAAGAAATGCCGACGTAACGATCGAAAAAGTATTAAAAGATTTAGAGACTCAGCGTCTCGAGGCCCTGGCCAGCAAGCAATATGCTGCTGCTGTTAGGTGTTCCGAGCTCCAGGGTAAATACTTAAAAATGTTTACCGATCGCGTTGAACACGTCCAGACCATCGAGGACGTGGAAACAGTGGAGCTTGTGAGATTACTACGAAAAATAGCGGAGGCCGGCGGAATTGATCTCATTGAGTTACTTGGAGGAACTGCCGACGAGGGTGGCCTGTTATCTTCTTCTGGAGGAAATCGCACGACGCACTGAGGCCGATAAGCTGCAGCAAATGTATCCGGAAACTGGATCGCTGCGACGGGAACTCTATGCAAAGTACACCGAGGCATTCGCTGCAGGCGCGGTCCATTCAGAACGTGCAATCCTCGGCGGGAACCGGGTTGGCAAGACCTGGGGTATCGGCGGATATGAAACAGCTCTACATCTAACCGGGCTATATCCGGACTGGTGGATCGGTAAACGATACGATCGGCCGGTCCTGGCCTGGGCAGCTGGTACCAAAAGCTCGAAGGTCCGCGACGTCAATCAATTAATGCTTTTAGGGAAGTTGATCCAGCGCCGAGGTTTTACGCAGGCATCCGGCGGATTGATCCCAGGACCTAAGATCGGACGATTGACCAGGCGCTCCGGCGTCGCGGATGCAGTCGACCAGGTTGTAATCCGTCACGTCAAAGGATTCGAAAACGTTCTGACATTCAAATCATACGAGGAAGGTCGAACCAGCTTCGAGGCCGAGGCTGTCGATTGGATCTGGCTGGACGAGGAACCTAGTAAAGGCATTTACGACGAGTGCAAAATGAGAATACTAACGACCAATGGTTCTATTCTCTCGACATTTACGCCTGTCGAAGGTTTGACCGAGACTGTCCTGGCATTACTCGAGGGAACCGATCTGATATGATATCCCCATACATCCCCCTGAAAGTCCCGGCCGCATATGACCGAATACACAACCGACATAATCGATAATGAGTAACTGGCCACGGCGGTACCGGAATCATTCAGGCTGTGGATTTAAGGGGATATCGTAATGACTCAACGAGGTGTAAGGCGCCGGTTCTGCTATGATTGCGACGCAAAGCTACAGAGACATGAGGTTTTATATAATGACGGCATCTGCGACAACTGCACCAACACCCGAATCGATCGAGCTACTGCAGCCAAATCGGATCCAGGATCGTCTCGAGGAATGGAGAGAGAAGCACCCGAGAGCGAAAGAATACCGGGTAACGAACGAGCTAAACGCCGCTGAAATTCTGATCCTTGGCGCTGCAACTTTGAAATGCGCTTATGACATCTGCAACGATCCAGACCAGGTTAAGGTCCTGAAAACCTATGCCGAGGAATATCGAGCGGCTTGTTTCCAGGGAAAAGCACTCCGATTGATCTCGTCCATGACTGCAGAGAACCAGCTCGAAATCATTGGTCTCAAGATCCGAGCCGGGTATAACCATTGACAAGGTTTGTAACCATGATCGGCCACGATGACGCGCCACACCTAAACCCGCCACATATAACGCACGAGGCCCGGGAGGACATTTTCGAAGGCATGACCGACGGCGAACGTCAGGCCCGAGAGACTGGCCGGCCGTCGCTAGGTGCCGGCGCGATCTACCCGGTCCGAGAGGATTCCTTTTTCATTGAACCGTTCCGGATCCCTGACTGGTACGAATACGCCTATTCGATTGATCCGGGTTGGCGATGTACTGCAGGACTCGTGGCCGCCCGGAATCCTGATACTGACCAGCACTATCTCGTCGCCGAATTTTATGGAATGAAGGACCAGCCAGTCGTCCACGTTGCCGGGATTAAAGCGATGCTACCCTGGCCAGATATCGAGGGCCTGATGGATCCTGCAGGCGATAACGTCGGGAACATGAAGGACGGCACGAAAATGAAAGAAGAATACGAGGACCTTGGCCTCGAGCTCGTAAAGGCGAATAATGCAGTCCATTCGGGATTACGGCATTGTTTGACCATGATCCAGACCGGAAAACTAAAAGCATTCGATACACTGGTTTACTTGAAAAAAGAATTTCGACTGTACCGGCGTAACAACTTAGGCAAGATCGTAAAGGAACATGATCACTTGCTGGATGATATGCGATACATAATGAACACTGAGGGCGCGTTCCAGCAACGGCCTATTGAAACTAAACAAACCTCGAACCGTCGCGGCGAGTGGTAGCAGGAGAGAAATAATGTCCAGAGAAGCCAACGAAATTCCAGATAGTGCGATTGTTACTACCGACGCAGCTCCGGAGCGCGATCCTGGGAGCCTCCGACATATTCGTGAACGTTACCAAACAATGGAGGCTTTCTGGAGTCGGATCCATGACGTCGGGCTCGAGGACGATAAAATGGTAAACGGCCAACACTGGCCGCCCGCTATTAAGGCGGACCGAGATCTGGACGGCCGGCCCTGTCTTACCTATAACTTGATCCCATCGATGAATCGCCAGATTACTAACCGTATGCGCCAGGAGCGGACGTCGGTAAAAGTCACACCGGTTGAAACCAATCGAGGCGCGGATCCTCGTATGAAAAATGTAGTCGGGACAAAGGACTACTCAATGGGCGATATCTACGCCGGCGTAATCCGGAACATAGAGCATATATCTCGAGCGGACCAGGCCTACGATACAGCGGCCAAACACGCTGTTGATCATGGGTTCGGTTATTTTTACATGTTGCCACGTTGGTCGAAGGTCAATCCATTTACTCAGGAGCTGGTAATTAAGCGAGTTAAAAACAGTTATCGGATCATGCTGGATCCGGAGGCCGAGGAGGCTGACTACCGGGACATGGAGGACGCTTTCATGATTACTAACATGAGAAAAGGGGCGTTCGAGAGAAAATACCCGGGGAAGAATGTGACAGCGTTCGAGGGTAATACAACCGGAATGGCCTATGACGGTTGGTACGACAGGGACTCTATTCGTATTGCTCAATACTTCCACTTGGACCATCGCCAGGACGAGGCCCTGATGCTATCCAGCGGCAAGATCGTCTATAGAAAGGACGTCGAGCCGGTCCTCGATGAACTCGAAAAACAGTTCGGGATTCATATTGCTAAAGATGATAACGGCAAGGAAATGATTAAAGCGGTTAAACGCCCGATCTGTGTATGGCAAAAAATGAGCGGCGACGATATCCTCGAGGGTCCGCTCGATCTGCCGTTTTCTGCTATCCCGATCTTTCCAGTCCTTGGCGAGGAACAGCTGGTCGACGGGGAAACGTTCCACGAATCAGCCCATCACCAGGCGCACGACGCCCAACGATCTTATAATTACTGGAGAACAGCAGCGGCCGAAACTGTCGCCCTAGCTCCAAAAGTTCCCTGGATTATTGCAGACAAGCAACTCAAAGGGCATGAGGATCTATGGGATAACGCGAACAATCGAAATTTGCCGTATTTGAGTTTTAAACATATAGAAGGCTATCCTATACCGTCGCGAAATTTCCCGACCGGCGCTGCAGCTGCCGAGCTCGCCAACGCCAGCCACGACGGCCAGGACATGCAGACGATTATCGGTTTGCATGACGCCAGCCTTGGACGTGAAGGCAACGAGAAAAGCGGGAAAGCGATCCATGCCCGGCAGCAACAAGGCACAACAGCAACTTTCCAGTTTCCTGATAACCTCGGCCGGGCGCAAGTTCAAATGGGTCGGTGTGCTGTTGAGGCGATCCCTCGAATCATGGATACAAAACAATTAATGAGAATCCGGAATCCGGACGACTCGACCGACTTCGTTGAAATCAACCAGGCAGTTAACGACGAGGAGAGTGGCCAGACGCTACTCATTCATGATATTGCCTACGGTTTGTATGACGTGGCTCTCGAGACAGGCGCAAGTTATGCGACGCTCAGACAGGAAGCGTCCGACCTGCAGATGGAAATGCTCAAGATTTTAGGACCCCAGGCAGCCCAGAATATTGTTCACTTGATTGTTAAGAATTTGGGTATCCCTGGATCGGACGAGATCGCTCGAGTATTGCGGAAAATGCTACCGGATGCGCTCAAGACTGAGGAGGAGAAGCTGGACGATCTCCCGAAAGGCGTCACCAAAAACGCCGAGTCTGGAGCACTCGAGGACGAGGACGGCAATCCATACGAGCCGCCATTGTCTCCAGAAATGCAGGCACAAATGAAAATCGCTAAGATCGAGGAACTGAAAGCCCAGGCAGAAATGGAAACGGCCGAAGCCAAAAAGGCCGGCGCCGCTGCAGACATTAAACAGGCCGAAGCGAAAACCGCCCGAGCAGCTGCAGACCTGAAACAAGCCGAGAAAGAAATGGCCGCCCTGGGACAAGAAGGACCGGGTGCCGAACAGATGGGCCAGATCCAGGAGATTATTTCGCAGACCATGAAGGAGCATGCACTCGAGGAAGGCGCTCACAATATCCAGGATCAGATCGCGGAAGCTATCTATGACGCTTTAAGGCGGGTTTCGGGATATGTCGATCGATCAGTCGGAAATGGCGAAATAGTCCCGGTTGGTAATGGATCCAATGCAGTCGGCGCCAAGGTGGACAGTACCGATGATAAGCCAGCCACCGGCGGGCAGACAATCAATCTGAAACTTGGACCGATTACGCAGGAAGCGGCCCGGCCGGACCGCGTTCATATACAACCAGACGGCGCCGGCGGTATGATTGCAACGCCCGAATTCACCGACAACCCCGAGGATGCCGATTAAATAATATGGCTGTTTCGATTAACAATACGGTTATTAATACCGAGGACGGGAATACTGTCGCGTCGGGGATATCCTCGAAGTCAGGATCTGACGTCGCATTGATTGCCTTATCGATTCATTCAGAGAACCAGGCCGGCGCCGCAAAAGGAACTCACTCGATAGCCTCCCAAGACTTCGGATCAGATTCATTTGACGTTAATGGATCGAGTACCCGCTGCGCGTCAATGCTTGGCGTTTCTGTTGACGCGGATACCTGGCCGGCGTCGGATGGAACCTATCAGGCGGATATCAGCACCACCGATCTGAATGACGCCTCCGCTATTTTTAATTGTGCTGGTGTAGATCAAACCACGCCTTTCACTGGCCATGAATCGATTGTCGGTTCAAGCACGACGAGTTTTCCAAATTTCACATCTATCGACGTTGATGACGGGGATCTGGTTGTCTGTCTCGGCTCGGTGTCAACAGCGAATACAATATCGGCGCCGGCGTTGCTCGGTGGAATCGATGCCTGGACCGAGATCACCGACGGCGCCAATATCATCGGAGGCGGAGCGCAAACGGGCGCTTTTTATTATTCGATTGCAACCGGCGACTATCCCGCCGAGGTTATTACGATAGGGTCGTCCGGATCTGGAATTCGGTTCGGTGCCAAGTGTGTAATCAAAGCGGCCACCGGCGGAGCTGTGCAGTCAATTGTCCCGTTAGTTATTCAACAATTTTTAAGCCAACAACAATAGGAAAAACGAGTTATGTCGCATGTATCAGAAAAACGATGGCCAGAACTGGTAGAAGAAGCCAGTGCCATGAATACCCGCTTGATCCAGTTAACACAACGTAACGAGGAGTATTACAAGCAATTCCAAGAACTCTATTCGTACTGCAGTAATGATCTTGTCGAATTGGCTAATCTTGTTTTTCATAATGACAAGGATATAACCGACGCGACATCACTCCAGATTCAAATGGTCACTGATTTGCGTCTGTCTCTGGTGATGCACCACGACGTTCACGACTGCCTGAATAATGAGGTTGTTAATCAGCGGGACCGATTTAACCTACTTCGAAACATGACGTAAAGAGGAATAAACCATGCGACAGATTAAGATAAACAGTGCCGATAAATCTGTCGACGTTTATGTGATCGACGCGACCGACGGCACCCCCGAACTCGGTTTGCTTCACAGTAGCTCGGCCCTGGCCATGACATACCGCCGAGAAGGATCGGCGGTTGTTACTCCGACTATGGCAGCCTTGGCCGCCCTGACTACCGCGCACACTGACGGCGGTTGGGAGGAGATCGGCGCCGGTCACTATCGATATGATCCACCTGATGCAGCATGGGCGTCTGGAGCTGTTTCTGTAAGCATTCAAGGGACAGCAACCGGAATGATTGTTCTCCCGCAAACTGTCCAGCTGGTCGCGTTTGATCCGGACGACGCTATCCGTATGGGTATGACGGCGCTCCCTGGTTTTGCTGCCGACGCTGCCGGCGGTTTAGTGGTATCAGATCTCGGCGGTTTAGATATCGACGCTATGAATACTGCAGCTGTCCGATTAACAGCAACTCGAGCCCAGGTCCTCGATGACTGGATTAACGGCAACCGGTTGGATCTTATTCTGGATACTACGGCGGCCGCTGTTGTTGATACGGCGATCCGGACCGCTCTCGGCCTGGCCGCTGCGAACATGGATACTCAACTCGGCGCTGCAGTTACTGCAACAGGGTTCTCGACGATCGATCCATTAACAGCGATCGAGACCAGGAGCGCTCTCGGTCTAGCGACTGCGAACATGGA